AGATGCCACTCGGCAATCCTGGTGACGTTGTCCGCTCTTCGGACCCTACCGCAGAATGATCACCAGCTGGTATTGTGTTGGCACTCGACGTGCGACGAGGCGTCTGCGTCGCATGGCAGTTTGCAATAATAGCAAACTCCCTTTGGCAGGGGGCGAAAGAGCTTCGCGAGCCATTCGGGAACGGGGAGCAGCGCGAGCTTCATGGTTTCGTTATGCACCCGCTAGACTTTTGTCACAATCCGGTGTCGCATCCATTCTGGTTGTAATTGCAGGGCTTAGCGCTGCGTCGGCGACGGCTGTGCCAGTTGGCTTGCCCGCATGACCTCCGACGCCCTCGATGCCACGCGCACCAGCATCGCGATGCTCGCGATCGCGGCGTCCAGCTCGACGCGCAACGCGTTCGTCGTGCCGGGCCCGGAGCTGGTCGTCGTGCTCGGCGTAACGGTGCCGGCGCTGTCGGCCTTGTTCGGCGTGGTCGGCATCCTGCTCGGCCAGCTGCTCGCGCCGACGCCGACGATCCCACTCGGCTGGCGTCGGCGCACGGCGCTGGTGCTCGCGCTGGCGCTGCTCGAGCTGGGGATCGTCATCGCCACCGGGCAGCATCCGCTGATCGCGATGGGCTGGGGCATCGGCCTCGGCTTCTCCGGCCTGTCGGTCGCCCAGGCGCTGGGTGACGAAGCGCTCTCCGGCGTCCGGCGCATCGCCGACGCGTTCATCACCGCGATCGCGACGAAGATCGGCGGCGCAGGCAAGGAAAAAGACCAATGAGACCCGTCGATATCGCCTCGATCGCGATCTGCCTGCTGATCATCGCGCTCGTGCTGTTTGCCTTCTTCAAGCACGGCCGCGGCAACCCGGAGACGACGGGTTCGCTCGGGCGCCAGCTGCGTTCGCACGCAACCAAGCTCGCCGAAATGGAGGAGACGCTGAAGGGCTGCGCGACGACGGCGGCGCTGGGGATCCTGTCGACCGAGGTCCGCGCGCTGGAAGCGAACGCCGCGTCCAGCGGCGAGGTGCTCGCCCTGGCGGCCAAGCTCAACGGGTTGAGCGACACCATCAACGCCAAGATCGACGGGGTAAAGGCGGCAGCGGACCGCACCGAGGCGGCGGTGGCGCGGATCGAGGATTATTTCATCCGGCGGGGGATCGACGGGAAATGATTACCTGGCACCAACTTGGCATGATCGCGCTGGCGCTCTTCGGCACCGTGCTGATCATCGCCGGAGCGCTGACGGTCTTCGGCGGCATGAACTCGAGCGCGCCGTCCGAGGGTGAGCGCATCCAAAGGCAAGGCTGCACCATCGCAATTGCCGGCATCGCCGTCTTCGCGATCCTCATCTTTCTGATCAAGTGAGGGGCGGCCGGACATGACCTACCTGACCGAGCAGTTCCTGCCGCACGTCCGGATCGCGCTGCTGCGCGTGCTGGCCGATGCGCCGGGTTATGCCGCCAATGACAGCGTGCTGGTATCCGCCCTGGGCGCGCTCGGTCTCGTCGTGTCGCGCGACGTGCTGCGCGCGCAGCTCGCCTGGCTCGCCGAGCAGGGGCTGATCACGACGGTATCGCCGAGCGAGACGCTGACCGTGGCGACGATCGTCGAGCGCGGCACCGACGTGGCGCGCGGCCTGGCGTTCGTGCCCGGCGTGCAGCGGCCGTCGCCGGCGCGCTGATGGCCAAGCGCAACACGCCCTCGACGATCGACAAGCTGCCGCCGGAGATCCGCGACCTGATCGGCCGGCTGCGGCTCGAGCAGGGTATCTCGATCGACGCGATCCGCGCCAAGCTGCTCGAGCTGGACGTCGAGGTCTCGCGCTCGGCGCTGGGGCGGCACGTGCGCAGCCTGGCCGAGGTGCACGAGAAGATGCGCCGCAGCCGCGAGATCAGCGAATCGCTGTCGCGCATGAGCGACCGCGCCGACAACAAGATGCTGCGCGGCACGCTGGAACTGCTCAACTCGATCCTGCTCGACGTGTCGCTCGCCCAGGAGGAGGGCGAGGACGGCACCTTCCGCCCGGTCGAGTTCAACCCGCTGCAGGTGAAGGCGCTGGCGCAGACCGCCGAATCGCTGGCGCGCGCCGAGAAGATGGACGCCGATCGCGAGCTTCGCATTCGCGATATGGTCACCAAAGAGGCTGCGCAGAAGGTCAGCACAGCGGCCAAGGCGCGCGGGCTCGGCCAGGAAACGGCCGACTTTCTCTACAAGGAAGTGCTTGGGGTCGCGGGCTGATGCTGCGCGATCCGTCCCAGCAACAGCGCGTCGAGGAGCGCCAGGTCGCCGAGGCGACGCTTGCCGGCATGCCGCGCGCCGCGGTGCTGCTGCCCTACCAGGCGCGCGCGCTGGCACGGATGCGCGCCGGCGTCTCGTTGCTGGTGATCGAGAAGTCGCGCCGCATCGGCCTGACCTGGGCGGTCGCCGCCTTCGCGGTGCTGAGCGCCTCCAGTCAGTCGCGCGCCGGCGGCGATAACTGCTGGTACATGGGTTATGACATGGAGATGGCGCGCGAGTTCATCGAGACCTGCGCCATGTGGGCGCGCGTGTTCGGGATCGCGGCCGACGAGGTCGACGAGGAAGTGCTCGAGGGCGACGGCGAAAAGCCGGTCATGGCTTTCCGCATCAAATTCTCGTCGGGCTTCAAGGTGGTCGCACTGCCTTCGGTTCCACGCGCCATTCGCGGCAAGCAGGGCAAGGTGCTGGTCGACGAGGCCGCGTTCCACAAGTCGATCGGCGAGACGCTGAAGGCGGCGCTGGCGTTGCTGATGTGGGGCGGCCAGGTGATCGTCTGGTCGACGCATGACGGTGTCGACAACCCGTTCAACACGCTGATCGACGACATTCGCGCCGGCCGGAAGAAGGGCGAGGTGCTCAAGGTCGATTTCGACGCGGCGATCGCCGACGGCCTGTATGAGCGCATCGCCCTGGTCGCCGGCGTCAAGGGGCGCACGATCCTGCCCAAGGAAGAATGGATCGCGGATATCTTCGCGACCTATGGCGACGCGGCCGACGAGGAGCTGCGCTGCATTCCGAGCGCCGGCAGCGGCTCGCTGATCAAGCCGGAGGATCTCGCCGCGGCCGAGCATGACGACGCCGGCCGGCCCGAGCTTTACGCGGGCGGACTGTACGGCATCGGCCGAGACGTGGCGCGCCGGCGCGACGGGCAGATCATCCTCGGCGCCGAGCTGATCGGCGAGGTCGCGTGGATCCGCGACGAATATAACGAGGTTGGCCAGACCTTCGCGCACCAGGACGCCTATTTCGACCGGCTGATGGTCGAGCGCCGCGTGTTGCGCGCCAAGATCGACCAGACCGGCATGGGCGAAAAGGTCGTCGAGGATCTGCAGCTGAAATGGGGCACGTACCGGGTGGAGGGCGTGCTGTTGACCGGGCCGGCGCGCCTCAACCTGGCGCTCGGCCTAGCGACCGCTTTCCAGCGCAGCCTGATCCGCATCCCGGCGCGCCGGCCCGATATTCGTGCAGATCTGCGCGCGATCAAGCGCATCGGCAGCGAGCAGAGCGGCTCGGTCCGCATCGTCAACGACGGCACCGTGCACGCCGACTGGTTCTGGGCGGCGGCGCTGCTGATCGACGCGCTCGCCACGCCGGAGCAGCTGATCGCCTATCGCTCGGTGCCAAAGCCCGACTGGGACGGTGCCGGCCGCGGCGATCGCGACGATGACGCATTCGCCAACCGCCATGGCCGGCGCGCGACGCCGCACGGCCGCTTCGGCGGCGGCGCCTGGTGAAAGGAAAGAACATGTCGGGGAACCCATGTCCGGTGCGGGGCTGCTCATCGCGTGCCAAGCCGAATCAGTTGATGTGTTGGCCGCACTGGAGGCGGGTTCCCAAGGCGCTGAACCATGCCGTGTTCGAGACCTACCGCAACATGAACCGCGACCCCGCCGCCTACCGCCAGGCGCGGGACGCAGCGATCGCCGCCGTCGAGGCGAAGGAAGCAGATGATGCCCGGAACTGATCTCGTCCCCTTCCAGGCCGCACCGCCGCCAGCGCTGGTCGACAGCCGCGGGCGGCCGCTGCGTACCGCGGTCGAGGTGCTGACGACCGAGGTCGCCGGGCCGATGCTGGCGGGCATGCGCTCGATCGCGTCGGGGCATCCGGCGCAGGGGCTCGATCCGGCGCGCCTGGGTCAGATCCTTCGCTCGGCCGAGCAGGGTGACGCGACCGCCTATCTCGAGCTGGCCGAGGAGATCGAGGAGAAGTACCCGCACTACCAGTCGGTGCTGGGCACGCGGAAGCGCGCGGTGTCGCAGCTGCCGATCACCGTCGTGGCGGCAGGCGATACGCCCGAGGAAGAAGCCGACGCGCAGCTCTGCCGCGACTGGCTCAAGCGGCTAACGCTGCAGGGCGAGCTGTTCGACATCCTCGACGCGCTCGGCAAGGGCTACAGCGTTACCGAGATCATCTGGGCGTTGTCGTCGAGCGCCTGGACGATCGACCGGCTCAAGTGGCGCTTCCCGCAATTCTTCGAGTTCGACCAGGTCACCGGCGAGAACCTGCTGCTGAAGGGCGGCGAGGACGGGACATGCGGCATGCCGCAGCCGCTCTCGCCGTTCAAATATATCGTCCATACCGCCCAGGCGAAGTCGGGCCTGCCGATCCG